GGCGCGGGTGAGCTTTAGGCCATTGATGAAGGTCTTGACCCCTGCCGTGGCATTCTTGAACCCGGAGACGGCCCCGCCCGTGACTTTATCCAAGAGGCCAAGCTGGGAGGACTGCTCCCCGGCGTCCTTGAGAGAGTCGGTCAGGTCGTCGACCGACTGCGTGGCCTGGTCAACTCCTGTGACTTTTACGTTGATTTCGTAGTCCTGCGCCATTGCTTACTCCGAGCAGGACTTTGCGCCACCACGGGCGACCCCACTCATAGTATCCATATAACAGAAGGCAGTCCGGGTTGCCGCGGAGCTCGTATTGGGACGCCACCTCCAGCACGTGAGGGATGGCCCGCCCGATGTCGTCGAGGTACTTCTTCATCACGTCAGAATCACGCGGTCATTAATGCCGGCCAAGCGCGTCCCCTCTTGGGTCAGGATGGCGTCGCGGAACTCAACCTCGTTGGTGGCGTAGATGCGCACCATTTCCACCTTCACGCCCCAGTTGATGATTTGATTCGACTCTCCGGTGACGCTGAAGGTCAGCACCCCGTCAGTCAGGGAAGCGGTGCCCCGACGCTGGCCCGGCGAGCCGCTGGTGAGGGCCGTGCCCGAAGTGGCCGAGAAACTCACCGTTCCCGCCCTGCCATTGGCAAGGAATCGCCACGTCTCAAACTTGGAAGTGAAGGCCGTACCTGCCGTCCCGCCCACCGTAGTGGAGTTGATGCGCATGACCCCGGCGGCGATGGTGTTCTCGCCCACGGCGATGGTCGTCCCGTTCGGGGCTGTGAGCTCTTCGCCCCCGGCGCCTGTGGTCTCTGCCGTAAAGATGAAGTCGTCGTAAATGACAGAAGTCCCAGAGTCGGGGTCCGTGGTGGTCGTCGTTGTTCCTGTCGGAGACACGGGGCCCGGGTCCGCTCCGTTGCTATTCGGGAAGGGGTCGCTGGCATCCGTCGGGGTGTCCGGTACTGGGCCGGGGTTTCCGCCTCCGGTATTGTTCCATCGGCAGGTATTCGTCTCTGCGTCGTAGTAATACCCAAACGCCTCACAGCATTGCTGGCCGGGGTCTGTGACGTTGTTGCCATCGGGGTCGACGAAGGTCACCGTCCCGTTGGCGTTGGATGTGCTCGGAACATTCTGACAGGCCCCAAAGGAGGACCGCCCAAGATCGCGCAGAAACTTGCACAGCGTGGATTCTCCGGTCCCGATTTGGTAATTCACAATTTCCGTCAGCTTGTACGTGGCGCCGAGGATGTGGAAGCGGTCGTTGAAGCGCACGTTCCGCACGTCGGAAGGGGTCAGGTAGAGGTGCGCCTCAAACACCCGCGCGTCGGCGTCGTAGATGTCGGCCAAGTAAGAGGACCAGTACGAGCGATGCAGCCCTAACGGGATCGGGTTCGCGCTGGATTGGTCGACCAGGGTTTGATTGCCAAAGCTGAAGGGCCTGTCCGTGGAGTTCCAGTATAGGCTCTGGTCGTCACCATCAGCCGCGGAGGACGAATAGGGCGACATGAACTGCACCGAGGAGAACGAAGTCCCGTCGATGTAGAGGTCGTCGTCGATGGTTTGCAGGCCCGTAGCGAAACACAGCTTTGGGGGCTGGGAGGCGGGCTTCACCCCGACGCCATCGATTTGATACGAGCGATGTGCCAACAGCCCGCTCAGGTAGGTGTTCGGATCGCCTTGCAGGTTGGGGATGGGATAGACGAAATAGGGCGCAAAGACGGGCTCGTTCTTGAGTTGTCCCGTGGCGAAGTCGTCGTCTATGTCTTGGTCATATGTGCCAAACCCCATGCCTAACCGGGCCGCCATTTCGGTATTGCCTACATCGGGGCTCTTCTTATCGCCTAACGTAATGCGGGCAGACTTCAGGGCGGAGGTCGGCATGAGGCTCCGCTCCTTGTCGAGGTCGAGCTTGTCCGTCCAGTACGCGTCCTCTCCGTCACCAATCCAATCGGCGTAGGGCTCGATGAACAGCTTCCTGTCGTTCTCGGGGTCGGCCTCAATCACAAGGTTGAACCGCTGGCAGAGGTCCCGAATGAGGTCCTTCTGTTTGATGCGCGGCATCATCTGCGGGACCAGCACCTGCCCCCCTGGGGCGTCGAGGCACTCAAACGAGGCGGACAGCACCTTGGGCGTGATGGCGAGTCCGGGCGTCAAGACTTGGACCTGTATCGCTTGGTTGGTTGTCGCCGTGGTTTGGACTTCGATGTTGAAGGTGTGCGACGATCCCGGCTGCGCTATGGCTGCGAACTCATACTCTTCCGAGGCCAACGTCACCGGGCCCCGAACAATGCGCACAATGCCGCTCCCGGCGTTTCCGGTGTTGTCAATCGAGACTGTGGCGCGGAAGGTGTAGGAGCCCCCGACGGGGCACGTGTAGGCGTAGGCCGCGGTGCTGAAGTTCTCGTCGTCGTCAAAGCTGCCTTGGCCCTCACTTCCGTCGTCGGTATCGAACGGAATCAGGCCCACCCCGTTGTTCAGGGCCGGGAAGGTGGGGGCGTTGGCAAGAATGGCCTTGCACCGATTCGCGTTGGTGGTGACTACCTGCTCCAATTCATCGCCCAGCGTCATGTAGATGGACCCGAAAAAATCGGAGTTGATGAAGGCCGAAGTGTAGCTGAACCCAGCCTCTTGGAAAATGAGGTTGAACAATATCCGCAGCTTGAACGCGGGCTTGAGCATACCCGGGAATAGTGCGGTGTCCGTAGCTGTGGAGTCCATCAGCCCGTAGCCCGGTTGCGCGGCCAAGGGCTGGCCATCGGCACGCAGTCCGTGGTCCGCCAAGGGGATGACCACAGTCCCGTCCGGTACGTTGTCGCCTTGACAGATTTGATTCGTGAGGGTTTGGGAGTCGATGAAGTTGGCCGCCGTGCTTGCGTAGTTGTAGTCCGTGGTATAGCTCACCGGGTCGCTGTCGTCACGGAACACGGCCTCCAGGAGCTTTGAGCCCAGCTCCGCGAAGAGGTCGGCAGAGTCGCCCAACACGTTCACCTCGTACACTTCAGCCATGAGGCGCACGGCCCGCAGTTGCATGGAGCCCCGGATAATCTCCACCCCGTCCTCGTAGAGGATAACCCCCGTCTTTTTGGTTGGGTCGAAGTCCCCATCCGAGAGGGTCACCTCGTAGAAGTGGGCGAAGAATTGATTGTTCCGGTCCGTGAACGGGAGGCGGAACGTCTGCGAGTACGGCGCGTGGCGCTGCATCGTCTCCCCCGGTTTCGCTACAGCCATATTTAGGGAGATGGACGGACTCCCTTCAAGGTCGAGGGTCGTCTGGTCAGACGGCGACAGCCACCATTGAATTTGGTTGAGGGCTACGAGGCGGATCACTTGAGGCGGGGTCGATTGCTCAGTCGCAGGGTGAACGAGTAGGAGATGAGCTTGTCGTTGGCGGACGTCTTGAACAGGTACTCCGAGTCCGTGACCACGACGGGGATGAGGTCGTTGTCATCCACAAGGAACACGGCCCGCGAGGTGGCGATGTCCCGCAGGTGGAGATTGAAGCCTTCGTCGACGTAGTCCGTGGAGACGCGGATTTGCTTCTCGGCCTTGACGGTGGTCGTAGTCACGCCCCGCTCCCATCCGTCGTAGGTCCAGTCCACGGAGGTGGTCACGCTGTCCCAATTCCCGCGGGGGCGGTTGTAGGAGGTGCGCTCGATTCCGGTCAGGCTCTCCTCGCTCTTCTGGTCGAAGTTGAAGCAGTCCCACCCCCCGTGACGATTCAGGAATAGGAGCTGCTTCCGCTCGTAGATGGAGCAGCCCTCGTCGATGGTGAAGCGATGCACGAAGGAGACTTGAAACGTTTGGTCAACAGCCACAGAAGCGGACAGATAGACATCGTAGTAGGCAAGGTCGGCGTCGGTGATGAGGGTCGTGAGGTTGGTATTACTTGCGGCGGTGGCGTGCTGCTCTAAGTTGGCCGGGCCGACCCCGATATACTGCACCGCTTGCGCGTCCGTTGTGGGCGTCGTCTCTCCACCCCTTGCGTCGAGGTCGATTTGTGCGGTGGCGATGGTGGTCCCGTTGGCTTCAAATCCACGGACTTGCAGGTATCGCGCCGTCGCGGACTGGGCACCATAGGCGAGGACGTAGGATTGGTCCGTCCCGATGCGGTGCTCCTTGACAAATCCCCAAGCCTTTCCGAATCCGGCTTCCACGCCAAGGTCCGGAGCGGAGGAGAGGAAGTTGTCCGTGGCGGCGGAGGGTTGGAAGCTACCGTCCCCCCGGGCGTATCCGTCCCCGTCATTGATGAACTCGTCACGGAATGCGAAGAGGGTGGTGGAGGCTTCGTTGAGCGTCTCCGTGGGTTCACCCGTGGCCGAGGCTGCTTCCTCATGGCCCAGCTCCAGCTCGAATTGCCGGGCGGGGAGTTGCTGGTACGACTCGCAGACGATGTTGGCAGGATCGAAGAGGGTCCGCCCCAAGGTGAGGACGTTGGCAGAGGTGGAGTTGCCGTTGACTACGTTTGGCCCGATGTAGTCGTCGAGGACGCGGGAGATGTCGAAGACGGCGACCTGGTTGGTGCTGCTCAACATATGCGTCTTGAGCTTGGCCAACTGCAACCCGCTCCGGTCCTTGATGACCAAGATGAAGCGGTACTTGTAGTAGGTATCGACGACGGACTCGGAGACCTGAATGATGAGAGGCTCCGCCGTACTCTGGAAGTTGGTCGTCGAGGGTATGAGTTCAAATTGGGCGGCCATCGAGGAGTAGGGTTATTGCGTTTCCGATGTCTTCGCCGACGGCCTTCTCCAATTTGGCGTTGTGCTTCTTCAGAGTCTTGTCGTAGGCGTTCGTGAAGAAATAGGAGGGGCGGATACCTGTGTTGTATATGCTGCGGCTGATGGCGTACACCATAGACTTCCGGGAGGCGAACTGTCCCCCAGGGCCGCGGGGGGCAATGCCCTTCTTCACCACCCACTTGTCGATGGCGGGACGGAGGCCACCGGAGGGACCGGATCCCGACCCGAACCGGAAGGGCGAGCGCGGAGCCTTGGCCGAACTCATGGCACCCCGTACCCCCTCGTCTACGAAGCGGGCGTAATCGGCACCGGGGAAGCTGAAGCGGAGGTTCAGGGACTTCTCGTCTCTGCTCACCCCCTGCTCGTAGCGAATGGAGTTGTAGAGGTTGCCTGTCACGACTTTACCCCGTGCCTTGAGGGAGATTCGGGCACGGCGCCGGACCTCCTTTCCAATCTTGCCCAGCTCCTTCATGGAGTTGGTCATGGGGACGCGCGTGCCGTCGATGGTGATGTGAGTCTTCACGCTGTAAAATAGAAAGCCCCGCACGAAGCGGGGCCATCTGTTTGTATAACGGTGGGTTCAGATGTTGCAGGCGATATGCTGAACGGCTTCGGTGGGCTCGATGGCGAAGGTGCTGCCGTTGGCGTCAGTAACGTAGAGGTCCAATCCCTCAAGGCCGTCGAAGGTGTATTGCTTGCCGTCGGTC